ACGGCGACGCCTGCGGCTCCGGCAACGGCTCCGGCTCCGGCTACGGCTCCGGCGACGGCTCCGGCTACGGCTCCGGCGACGGCTCCGGCTACGGCTCCGGCTACGGCTACGGCTACGGCTACGGCTTGAAAGAAGCCACTGTTAGTTTCATTGCTATGTTGCCGGATGCTCGACGTGCGCACGTAAATGAATTATTGTGCACTGGAGCGAAGATTGCCTATTGGCGCTCCGGCAAAGATGCCAAGCCTTCCAATGGCGGGAAGTCCGAGCCAGTGGATATTGGCACCATTCAAAAAATAGACGGCCCGCTGGAAATCTGTACAAGGCGAGCACTCCACGCAACCTACAGACTCGATAAATGGAAAGGCGACCGTATTTGGCTTGTCGCGCTCAAAGGACAGATTGTTGAGCAAGAGGATAAGCTTGGCGCTCTTGAGCGAGAAATACTGGCAGAGCTTACAGGCGGGGTGCTGCGCTAATGGGAGCACTCAAATCTTTGCGGTGTTCGCGTGGCCATCTCCTGAAAGGAAAGAATCTGTATCATCGCAGCGATGGAACACGCGAATGTCGCAAGTGTTCTTTGGCTCGGTCAAAGGCTTGGCTCAAAAAACGGCTTGACTTTCAGGAGAAATGATTTATGCTTTGCTCAGGACTAACACGGCCCGCTGGTAGACGTTCTGCCAAGAGCCGCCAGCACCGTGTTAGTCCGATGAAAGGCTCTTGGCCATGTTCCCCGATGAACATTTTTGGAAACGTATCCGCAGGGCTGGAACCTGTTGGATTTGGATTGGCCGCAAAGACAACCACGGATACGGACGCATTTTCAAGCACAAGCTTGTCCACAGACATCTTTACGAAACATTGCATGGGATTGAGCTTCCCCCGAAGGTCCATCTCCACCATGAATGCAATACGCCAGCTTGCGTGCATCCCTTGCACATGCTGCGAGTCTCTCCACAAGAGCATCTACTTTTGGGAGACACGATTAACAAAAGATTTGCCGCTAGAACGCGCTGTAATCGCGGCCATGAGTTCTCAGCAGAAAATACCTACCTCCGAAAGGATAAAGGAGGACGCCGTTGCAGACAATGCAGGCGCGAAGGTTTCCGCTGAGAACAGGTCTGAAGCCATCAACCCCTGGCCGCTTTCGAGCGGGAATGAAGGGCTATCTTTGCCAGCTAATCATGGGCTGGCTTTCCAATGCAGTGCTCGACAAAGTAAGGCTGACACCTTTCCGAATGGTCGGTTCGATTCCGGCAAAGCACAGAGTACTCGCATATGTCAGTGGCGAAGAAATTCCTGCTTATGGCTTCGGGCGAGCATTGCACTGGGAGGCCAGCGACCGCCAGCGATGGGCTGGAGCACTACCATCCTCAGCTATTCCCAAATCCAGGCAATGCCTGACCGCGCAACCTGGTCCGTCTTGTCGCTGTGGGTGTGCGCATGTAGCCGGTGCGCGAAGTGGGAGCGGTATCCCGCTACAAGGCTACTTTGCTGGGCTGTACGGAGCAGCGACCGCAAAGAGGCTCGATTTCTACCGTTAGGCTGGAGCAGTCAAGACTCAGACTCTAAACACGACTTTGTGATTTTGCTTAGAACCTTAGAACCAACGGCAAAGTCAAAAGCGGGGAAAGAGACGGAGAAGCGGTCCTATGGAGCAACGGTGTCTCATTATGAGATTTGCACAGGGCTGAAAATAGTTGAAAATAATGCTTGACAAACCGAAGCGCTTGAGTTATTCTGTTTATAGAAAGTGAGGCTGCCATGACAAACAATTTCGGTAAGGACATCGCAATCAGCCAGATTCAAGACAAGGTCTACATCACGCCAGTATCCGCGAAGGGCCATTTCTTCATGCAGAATGAAACCGCCAAGAATGGGCGCGAAGCCGACCGCTACATCGGCACTGACACCTACGTTTTCAATACCTACGCCAAAGCCGATTACTTCGTACAGCTCGCCACCGCAAAAAGACTGGAGGTGATAGCCCGATGAGTAGGGGTTCTCCGACCTGCGCGGTCTGCGCCGAGATACCTGAGTTCGGTCGCAGGCGGCGCTGTAGATGGTGCAAGGAATTAGTCTGTAGTTTGTGCATAACTACAACGGCCCCAGATTTGGGAGGGCCAAGTTGCCGGACATGCGACTGGCCAGACCGACAGTGTGGGTATAAGCCATACACCAGCAATAATCCACTGAAAGATAGGTCGAGATTAAAGTGAGCGAACTTTGCGACAAATCAAACTGCCCCGCCTGTGGAGCGCCATGCGACCGCAAGCAAGACCATACAGGCGACTGCCACTGTATTAACTGCGGGTGTCGTTGGAAAGATGACGAGGATGAGGAATGACGGTTTGCGCCGAATGCGATGCGGGATTCCATAGTCAGTGCGCCAGCCCAAACGGGTGCGATTGCGACTGCAATTATGAGTCGTTCTTCTCAGAAGATTTGACCGATATAGCATGGCAAGAGTTGGACGTAGACGATTTTGATGCGAATGAGGAGCAAGAGAATGTACGGTAGGGAAACTTACTTTTCCGCTCGCGGCCAAGATGAGCCTTCCGTCTCTAAGAGCCATTGCCAAGTGTGCACCAAATACGTTAAGGTCTTGAAATCTGGACGTTTGGCAGCTCATCTAATCGCCGGAGTTCCCTGTCACGGGCCAAATATAATCAGCAAAAATCCTCATGCTAAAGCCCTCGGCAAGCTCGGCGGCAAGGTCAAGAGCGAGCGCAAAGCGGCAGCGTCGCGCAAGAACGGCAAACTAGGTGGGCGGCCAAAGCAAGCACGAAGTTAGCATTGAGTTTGACGAGCGATTCTGCGCAAGGCCTTACGGCATCGTTTGTAGCTGTGGGTTCCGAGGCTGTGCAGCGGATGAAGTCGAGGCCCAGCAAGTGAAAGCAGCGCATGAAGGGCGCGAGAAGAGTTTGGGATAGTGAGCGAGGGATTATGAAATCTTACAAAAATGCGGTAGTAGAATGCGGGGATTTTAGTTGGCGAGGTAAAGCACAGAACCTTGATGATGCAATTATTGGGGCACTGGCGAAGCATCTCCCAAAAAATCCATCTTTGTTGCTTAGGGCCAAAGTCGCTGGGCATAAAGCCAAAGAGGGAGGTTGGCACTACATAGCATTTGAATCAGCGTTGCGCATCGCCGGTTATGGAATTAGAAAGACTAAAGAAGGATTTGTGGTGGAGCGGCCATGAGCAAAGCCCAAGGGATGCAGCGCGACTTATTGCCTATAGCGGCTGGCTGGCAGCCCATCGTGGTGGATGGCAATCGGGGCTACCGGCTGGGCAACTGGCTGACGTGGATGGACCCGCAAAGGGGATGGCTGTGGATGTGGAGCAAGCCGTGAGGATAAGCCTAGGTCTAGTACCTGAGCTACATCGCTGCAAGTTCCATCATTGCCGGATGCGGTCGAGAGTCGAGCCAGCACCCTTGTTCTTGGCCCCTGGGAGCCGCGTAGAGCGATTAAAGCGGGTGGTATGGCGTTGCCCTAGGCAAAACTGTCATTTCGTCATCTGTGGGGAGCAGAACTACATTCGCAACGTAGAGGAGCGAAAGACTATCTCAGCCCTTGGACGGTACTATGCCGATTAACCAAGGGCAAATCTTGCTGGCCAAACACTTGAAAGAGCTTGGTGTGTTGTTTCGCCAGCAAGAGCCTGTCTGTCCAGAGCGCAAGTGGAGGCTAGATTTCTACTTGCAGGATTACAGAATAGGGATAGAAGTGGATGGCTATTTCGCCGGCAAGCACGGCGCAGGCTACGGCTCAGACAATGAGAAGTCCAACACCGCGACCATGTTAGGCATTCGGATGCTGCGATTCAGCACCAATGACGTGAAGCGCGGCAAGGCCAAGGAATTCATTGAGCACTGGCTGTGAGCGCACCTGCTACCAGCAGCGAGGGACTTTTTGTAGACCCGTGCGCTGAAGTTGCTGGCATTCATGGCTACCGCACGGATGAGTTTTTAGGGTGGAGAAGAAAGAGAGGCGAAATGGGCAAGCCCCTATATAATATTTTTGTTCTTCAGTGTGTGTCCTGCAAGGCTATCGACCAGCGCGAGACGAAGAATGTAACAGAGCAGCCATTTTGCGAAAAGTGCTATTCGCCAATGGTGACGAAGAGCGTGATTCTCAATTCCAAGGTTTTCCCTGTGAGGCAACCATAATGAGCGACAATCAAGCAGCCTGCGCACATAGCCGCGTGAAGTATGTTCGAGTTGAAGAAAACGGAATCTGCCATGATACATGGAGATGTGAATCGGAGTGTGGTGTTTACTTTTGGCCGACACTCTCAGCTTTTGGGCCTGGAACACAACAAGAGATAGAGCATCTATCCGGTCAAGTTGATGCATTGTTGGCAAAACAGCTAATCACTTGGGAAATGGTGCGCAAGGCCGATAAATCCACAGGGTCTCTTCACATGATTGACCAAAAAGCATGGGCCAAAGTTATGGCGGAACAATTGAATACTGTCCTTAGCCTGCGGGCTAAAAACGATGATTTAACTGTAGCAGTTCTTGAAGTTGCCCAAGTCGATGAACTCAACGATAAGAGCGGTATGGTTTACCTTCCCAGCGAAGAAGAATGGGGAGAAATAGTAGGCATTGCAAGGAAATTAGCCAGCACGACCAAGGCGAAATGATGCGGCATCGCCGGACGGTAGGTGTAGGAATGAGCAGCGAGGGACAAATGAGCGAGCACATCGAAGCCATAAAGAAATTAGTAAGTCAGTTTCCGCCAGGGAATCTTAATCGTAAGTTGTGGGCATTGGTGATTGCTGAACTAGAAGAGTTGCGACGATTGTATGAAAAAGCAGCAAGGTAAAGGCATTCGATGTCCGACTTGTGGCAAACGAATCAGCAAGAAACGATGGTTTAGTCACGCAGAGTTTTGCGCGCGGGCGAGGAAACTTTAGGAGGCTCAACGTGAGGCGACGAAGCGTGTGGGTAGTAGAGTATCAAGATTGGGCTGGCGGCTGGCATCCACAATTCGTGCGCCCTTGGGCATTCTCCATGCGCCGCGATGCTGTTAAGCAAATGGCAACTATGAAATCGCAGCACAAAGATGCCGAGATGGATATTCCGCTGCGTGTCGCGCGTTACGATGCCAGCAACTGAGCAGCGAGGCGGGGAAGGGGGGAAGTGAAATGAGCACTAAAATTATGGAGCGGCAGCTTTCAGGGAAAACTATCAAGGAAGCTACAATTACCGAATCAGATGACCGTCAGCATAGCCTCACGCTTGAATTCACGGACGGGTCAACCTTCTCAATGTCAGCCGAAGCGAATCCCATTGCATCGCTTTTCTACTACAAGGACGGGAGAGACGAACATCCATTATGCCAGACTCTAACGGTGCGCCCATAAAAGCCCATCCCAAGGAGCCAGCGGCCAATGACGAGCGATATTTCTTCTGGCCTGACCGAGACAATCCAGGGTATGGCTGGACTTGTACGTGGATATTTGACGCGCAAGGACGAGTGGCAAAGCCTATAGATTATATTCGCGCATCGTCTTGGCGCGGAGAGCGAAGGCACCCATGACACCGGAGCGGGAACTGCGGGAGCGACTGAAAGAATTTCTCGATTCTGGCTTTGTAGCGCTTTGTGTGCCGGAGGAAGAAGTGTTAGACGAACTGGAAAAGCTGCTCGCCACCGCTCCTGCGCCCACGCCAGCGCCGCCCACGGGTCGCCTGATAGTTTATCCCTATGGCGGCAAATGTAGGCTCTGTGGCGAAGATGTGAGCGCCAATTCAGGTCACTACTGCAAAGCGCCTGCCGAGCCAGCGGTGCCGGAACGGGAGCCGCAAGCTGGCGATAAGGTTTTGGTGCGAGCGATATTGCTTCGCACTGAATTGGTCGATGGCGTATTGTGGGCCGATGTTGAAGTGAATGGCGCTCAAGTGGATTTCAAGTTTCGTGACATTCTGCCAGCATCAGCGCTGGCCGCAGCCCCGCGAGAGCATCCACAGCTTGGCGTTCACCTGCAACACTGTAATTTTGGTGAGTATCCAAATGAATGCAAGTATGGTGACGAGGACTGCCCTGCACTCACAGAATCGTGGTCATGGTTTGGTCGAGCATTGCAACGAAGCGCAGCCCCGCGAGCAGAAGGAGGGGAGCGCGACAGCTTGGCGAGAGCATTCATTGAAGCGATTCAAGAGCATCCATTTGACGGCTATACACTTTGTAAGTGTCGCAGCGAAAAGTTCGATATTCCAATGGAAGAGCTTGCAAAGAAACATTCAATAGTGAATCGCTACGTATTTGAAGCCGCGCAACGCAAAGCCTATGCAGAGCATGTTGCCCAAGTAGCTGAAGGCTTCGCGGTACAGGTGGGCAGCCGCCGAGCCGCAGGTGGAAGGGGGAGAGAAATGAAACTTTCAGAGCCACTTACAGATGATGAGCGGAAGCAATGTATTGCTTGGATGAGGTCTGAGTGGTGGAGCGGACCATATCGTAATGGCGAGCGCCGCGAGGGACAGAACGCGCCCGACAAGGAAAATCCAGAAGCGTTTCACTCTCTGAGATTGATGTATTTAGTTGCCAATGAATATGAGCAATTACTTGCAGAGCGACGCGCAGCCCCGCCCCCAGCTTCCTTGCAAGCGGAGGGCAAATGAGTCTGCCAATAACGGAACTTACAGAAGAATTACTGATATTGGCGCGTAACTTGCACTTTGCGTTTGAGCGGCGAGTTACAAAAACTGTGCTTATCGAGGGATTCAAGGCTGAATACGAAGTTATCGAAGTGGACTGGGAGCAGGTAGCCAAAACAATTTTAGAGCGAGAGCGCCCCTTGCGAGCGGAGGAGGAACAAAAGTGAGCGCAGAAGCACAGCGTCGTTGGCGTTCTAATCCAGAAAATAAAGCTAAATACTTACAGGCTTCCCGCGAATGGAAAAAGCGCAATCGTAAACGCTGTATTCAGCACGAGACGCGCTATGTGCATCGCTACCCAGAGAAGAAAAATGCGTGGAATCTTGTTTACAAGGCCGTGCGGTCTGGCCGTTTGATTAGACCGACTGGTTGTTCACGTTGCGGAAAACGATGCAAGCCGGAAGCGCATCATCCTGATTACAGCAAGCCGTTAGAAGTGGTTTGGCTTTGTGAGGTATGCCACAAAAATGAGCGGTAGTAAGCCAACGCCCAGATATGTGCTCTACGAAACTGCGCGCTATCTTGCTTGGCATCAAGGACCGCGAATGGGCATTCTCGACAAGAAAGCGGGCGTAACGCTTGCGATTCCATTTGCGGTGTTGGTGCGCATCACGCAAAGAGCAATTCAAATGGGCCACGCGCGCCCCACGCCACCCCAAGTTCCAGGCCCAACCGGGGAGCGCGAGAAATAGCGCTTGACGCGCACCAGCTCACAGCGCGATACTCAGCGCATGGGCTTAGTGGGCGACTGGTGCGAATATTACTTCCTCGATTCCAAGGGGAATGTGTGGCGTCCCAGCCCAACAGGGCAATTCGTTTGCCTCACTGAGCGCATCCCCAGCGACACTTTGGACCTGTCAGCGGAAGATGGCGAATGGCTCAAAGGCGCAAAAATCTCACCGCAATGAGCAACACACCCAAGAGTGCCCTCCAGAGCGATCCTAAGGCGATTGTAGGCTACAAAACTCGCAAGTCAATCAAAGCGCCCATCGTTAAAGGCCAAGTATTGCTCCGTCGAGCGCAAGGACAGCCTAAATCCCGCATAGCTAAAGATTTAGGGATGGCGCATAATACAGTCACTTCCATCCTGAGAGAGGCGGACTTTGACGGGCAAATCGCGCGTGGCCAAGCTCTATGCTCAACTTTAGTGACTAAGGCCGTCGACGTGGTGGACCAGAGACTAACGAAAGGCTCTGAAAATGCTGCATTTAAGCTACTCGAAGGAATTGGAGTCCTAGGCCGAGAAAGTAAGCCGACGCGGCCGCCAGACACCGGGCTAACGCTGGCCATTCAGAATCTCATGGGCAACGTCAGCGTAACCACAACTAATAGCGCTTTGCCCGATAATCCACAGCCTGAAACTAAGCAGATTCCGCAAGTGATTGATTCCACGCCAGATAAATAATCAAGCTAGTTGACATACGATACCTTATAGGACGCATCATTACGTATAGGACTGCCTAGTATTTGCCAGGCGTACCCTAGGGATGCAGCCGCAAAGGAGGGTGGGTCGCTTGTAAAATGCATCTTTTCCCATATAACTTTTGCCATTTCGGGTCTAGACGATTTCGCTTGACGTGTCTAGACGGGCATGGTATGTCTAGACGCATGAAACTCCTAACGGTAAAGGCAGAGGACGCGGATTACGCGAGTTGGAAGAAGGCGGCAGTGGAAGCGGGGATGGACTTATCGGGATGGATACGGGAACTGGCGAATGCGGCGCGTGACGGTAAAAATTTGCGGGGAGCTAGTTCATATGGTGTGGCTGAACGGCGGGTTAGTGCGCCTGAGCGAGTTGCCGAAGCAAAGCCCAAAAGCAAGCGGACAGAGCTTGCCGAAGCGGTAGCGGGTAGGACGGGGCATCGGGTGGGGTGTGACTGTTTTCAGTGCGTGCAATCGGAGCGGTTTTTCAAGGCCATGCGCAAGGAGGAATAGATGGAACGGTATGTAGACCCGACGATTGAGTACGAGCCGTTTGAGGCGCACACGGCGGAATCCAAGTGGCAGTTTTGTAATTGCCAGAGCTGCCAGGAGAAGCGGGTACGGCTAGACCGGATGCCAGGGCCGAAGATTGACTACGCCACATTTCGCAACAAGGACGAGAAATACTAGCGGCGGGAGAAGAACGATGATAAGGGCTAGCTTTGGATATTTGGGTGGGTTCTTGGTGGGCACGGCGCTGGCGTTCGAGGCTCCGAAGGATTGGATTGGGAGCTGGGTAGTATTTGCGCTAGGGCTTGGTTTTTATGCTAGCGCTTTCTTATGGGAGCGAGAAAATCTGGCGTCTATAACCATTGTGGCGGGAAGGCGATAATCGCATGAGCACTTTGCTGGTGATTGGGCTATGCTACCTGTTCTGGCGCTGGCTGGACTACGCCGAGCGGCCCAAGAGCAAATGACATGAAAGGGAAAATCACAGTAAGCGATGCTTCCAGCTATCGCCCTGGGCAGTTAGTTGCCTTTTACACCAGCAGCGGTAAATTGCGTGGCCCTTTCTATGTTTCCAAGATTCTTTCCGAGACAACCATGCGTATTAGACTAGATACTTGGTTCTGGCGTCTATTCTTTAGAATTAGGGCATTTTTCAGCTAATGGGCTATCGCCAAGGAATCCTTGAGCTAAAAGACGCCATCACCGGCCTGGAAAAACTCCCCAAGTCCAAACGCTTTGTAACTTCCTCTTTCTTCGGCTCCGCCTACGTTGGCGGGGAAGGTTCGTCTAAGACGGCCTCTCTCTGTCTCTCCGCTATCTGTAACGCCATTATTGACCCTGGCGGGAAGTCGCTAATTGGCCGTCTTAATATGCCAGCGCTTGAATCCACGACAATGAACGATTTCCTGAGCATGGTGCCCGAAGATATGGGCGAGTGGAAAGAGCAGCCAAAAACTTGGACATTCAACAACGGCCATACGGTCATTTTCCGGCACTTGGACATTACCGACCCCAAGGTGCAAGGGCACATCAAGTCCGAGAATCTTAGCTGCGTGTACATAGACGAAGCCTCGGAAGTCGATGAAAAGGTGTTTTTGCTGGTGGTTGGGCGCTTGCGGCGCTCAGGAGCCAAACGGCGTCTCCTGCGTCTTTCTTCCAACCCTGCTGGCCACGATTATATGTGGAAGCACTTTTTCGACCCGCAGCGCAAGCCGGAATGGAAGCAACTATTCGAGGGCATCAGCTCCTCTTCGATGGATAACGTGTTTTTGCCGGAAGATTACGTGTCCATCCGCAAATCGGTCTATCCGCCCGACTGGGCCGACCGCTTCATCTATGGGCACTTCTCGGATTTTACCGACCTCGTTTACAAGGAGTTTGGAGAAGAGTCACATGGCTGGGACGATTCGCCGGGCCGTGAATGGCAGGTGTTCAACGGGCGCTCGACCCCACCGCTCGACTGGCCTGTGTATGTGGGCATGGACATAGGCGGCGGCGAGGAAGGCGACCCCTGGGCTATTCCTTTAGCGAGTCTTGCTCCAAACGGCTTTCTCTATCAGTTTGGCGAGATTTACGGGTCGGATTTGCGCATCGCTCCGATTGCCGAGCAGTACCACATGCTCATGCAAGGTCGGATGCTCGAAGGCATGGCCTACGACTACGCACAGAGAGCCGCAGCCATCGAACTTGAGGATTACAACTTCCCCGGCCAAGCGGCGGTGAAGGATGTGAAGCCCGGACTATTCAAGTGCGCGCAATATTTCCACATTGATTCCACGCTCAGTCATCCATTTAATCCTGCGATTGCCGGAAGTCCGCGCTACTTCATCGCCAAATCATGCGAGAACACTATCCGGGAACTGTCAGGCTACAAATGGGCCAAAGACAGGTCCGGCAACGCCAAAAACGAGCCAGGGCATGAAAATTCGCACTGCCCTGATGGCATCCGCTATCTGATTCACACCTTCCGCCCATTGCCCAGCGAAATAAAAAAGGTGGAGAAGTGGGAGAATCCCGCGCTCGACTACGCCAGCAAGATGTTCTGGCTGAGGAAGCACGAAGCAGAGCAAAAAGAGGCTAAGATGAAGCGCACTGGATTTCTTTCTAGACGTTTGCTCGAAGCTAGAGTAAAACAACAAGGCAGGAGCATACCGCCGCAATGAGCCGCAGCGACCTGAAAATAATCGAAGGCGGTTTCCCGATTTACGGCAACAACCAGAAACGTAAGGTCAACGCCATGCGAATGGCTTTCTCAGCACCAGAATCCGATGCTCCGGTAATCAACACCAAAGGCGAAGCGTTGTTCACCACCGCCGAGGAAATGGACAACGAGCCGGCCTCCTGCTACAACTGCCAGCAATACAATTTCACAGCGAAAACGTGTATGTATATCGGCAAGCGCATCGCCATTATGAAATTCATTTGGCCTAGGGAAGCTACTGCCGATGCCAAGCAGATAGAATATTGGCCCTGCTGTAGCTACCAAATGTTTGGCGAACCAAACAAAGGCGAAGCAATCTATAAAGCGCAGTCTGACCCTGATAATATGGGCCTTCTCTGGATTAACGCTCCGAAACTTGGGCAGGAGTACGGGGGAGCGAATTGCGGTGGAGTAAACGGCGGGGACGATTGCGACCATTATAAAACTGACGGCGACAAAGCCAAGTGGGAAAGCCCCACGGCGTTTTGCCGCGCATTGCAGATTAACGTGGCCGCAGGTGACGTGTGCTGTCAGTGGCGCGACGATGATAAACTAGAATGGCAAGACGCGCAAAGGTTAATAAGGGAACTCAATGGGACAAGCTGACCTATCCTCTTCTGGCAATCTTATGAAGCCCTTAGTGCTAGCAGCAATCAAGCTCGCTAAAGGAAAATCAGGGGACAAATCCAAGAAAAAAGCGGAAATTAAGATGAAGCAAAAAGTCGCTATCAAGGTTAAACATGGCTGAGGATACCGCACGCACGCAACTGGAAGCGCAAATCGCACAGGAAGCCCGCGAACTTAAAGACGCTCCGATAATCCAACCCATCATCGGTGCGATTGCGCGCTGCCACATCTGTGGAGCCGTGATTCCCGCTAGCGAGATTCAGCCTTTCCGCGAAGGCTTCCATGAGATACATACCGCATTGCCGCAACGCAAAGCATGTTCGCGCTGCCATCCAGATAGAGGCATAACATGAATGACGATTGGGACAGCTATTCGAGAGAGGAGTTGAAAAATGTGGCAGGTGCCCTACTTGATTTGCGTCGTCGTTTTGGCAGCGCTCCTGTTGGCCAGGGAGAGCCAGCACGCGAGAATCCAGCGCCACCTAATCGACAAGATTCTGGTGAGAAAGGGGAGTGAGGAGTTGCCCGCTTCGCCGGTCGAGAAGCTGATGGACAATATCGCGGAATCGCGCAAGCCGTATCCGAAGGACAAAGCATTGGCGGACATAGAAAAGAAAATAGAGCGCAGGAAGAACGCCATTCACTTTAACGTTCCGGGGATGCCAGTGTTTCCAGAAAAGAGCAAATAATTGGCCAGCGCACTTACCGGAATGATGGCGCGTGTTACCGACCTGTTCAAAGGCGGCAAGGATGATTTGATACGCGACAAACTGAAAGAAGCTTGGAAGGGAATGCCGGAATATCCGCGCAGCCGTTCCAAAGCCGAGCGCGTCAAGTGGATGCTCCGGCGATTCTACTACGAGGCCCAATATGAAAAGCTCCAACTCCACAGAAAATGGTTCCGCAACCACCTCGTCTTTGGCGGCTATCATGACTCTGTACTCTCAGATATTGGATTCACATTCGATTCCCTCGGCGTTAACAGCGCTGAGTATGGCTTCGCGTCGAACTACTACCGGAGTTACATTCGTTACGGTACGGCAATGTACGTTCAGACTGCCCCTGAGTTTGTCGCCCAGCCGACATCGCCAGACCCGGAATCCCAAGGAGTAGCTAGCGCCGCGCGAGCTGCGCTGGAAATGATTAAGGAAAACATCGGCTATGACGCGATTCGCGCCATCGAAGCGCAGAACTTGCGACTATACGGCAACTCCTTCCGCTACGCCTACTACTCCGTTGACCCGCGCTACGGCTTTCAAGACGCTCCAGTGTACGAAGATGTGGAACAGGTCATAGCCGAAGGGCAGTTCTACTGTCCGCAATGTGGTATGACCGGGCAAGGCAACAGCGACATTTGCCCGCAATGCGGCCCTGACGCGCAGATGCCGCCTATCAATCTTCCACAGCAAACCGGCCAGGTTCCGGTGCTAAAGGGTAATACTTCCTATCCCAAAGGCCAAGAGATGTGCGAAGTGGTATGGCCGTTTGAGGGCTATTGCCGCTCCTCTTCCAAGTCCTTGTCCGTGGCTCCATTCTTCCTGCGCGTGCGCATGGCCGATACCTGCGCGCTTCATGCGACATTCCCAAAGGCTGATTTCGGTGCCAATTCATCTCCTGTCGAGGGAATGACCGCTAGCGAGGACATCGGGCTTATCTATCAGGAAGCGGCTGCGGATTTGCCGAACGACCCGACACAGTATCCCGGCTGGTACGAACGCGCCACCGCGCAATCGAAGTCCTTGCTGATTCAGGGATGGATTCGCCCCAATATGTATTACTTCGATAAAGAATTGCGCGAAGAGTTCAAGGACGGACTCTACGGCGCGATGACTGATGATTGCCTGCTTGAAACGCGCAACGAGTCGATGGACGACCACTGGACGCATTTCAAGCACATCCACGTGGAAGGGCGTTTCTGGGGCGATGGCGACGACGACTTAATCCCTATCCAGATGCAGAACGATGAATGCGACCGGATGCTGATGCGCCATGTGGACTGGAACACCATGCCATGCATGATGGGCGACCCGCAGAAAGTTGATAAAAACAACATCTGGAATGATGCGGGCTACATGGTGGAAGTGAAGAACCTCGGCCAGCGCAATCTTGACCAAGTGCTGAAATGGTTCCCTGGCGGGCAAATCTCAACCGATGTCTGGACCTGGAAGCAGACACGCTTGCAGGATATGCAGTTTCATTCCGGCGTCAGTCCCGCAGCTATCGGGCAGCACGAACCGGGGGTGAATACTTTTGGCGGACAGGAAACCGCTGTCTCGCGTTCTCAAGCCATGCTCGGTCCATTGCAGCTCATGTACAAAGAGCAAAACGAATTATGGGCCGTCCAGATGCTCAAGATTTGCGCGAAGAACTGGCTGGACGACCGCGTACAGGCGGCGATGGGCGTAAACGGCCAGTGGGAATACAAGCTCTTGCGTGGGGAACTTCTCAAGATGAATCATGTGCGTATCGTCGCGCGCATTATCCCAGAGGATTTCAACAAGCAGCAATCATTGGTGCAGGCCATCTCTGCCGGCGCTTTCAATCCGCAGCTTCCTCCTCCAGTGCGCCGCAAGGTGCTCGAACTATACCAGATGCCCACCGACCTCGATACCTACAGCGGCGATGAGAAAGTCCAGCAAAAAGAAATAGACGGAGTAAAGCAATCCGGCCAGTTCCCGAAGCCCGCCATCTGGCAGAACGATGACGCGCACTTGGACGCTCTATCGCATTGGGCTAATTCCGATGAGTTTGACCAACAGCCGCCAGAAGTGAAAGTGGCAACCAACCAGCACTTCTTAGACCACCTGCAAAACAAGGCGACAAAGCTGGCGATTGCTGGAGCGATGCAAGGCACACATTCGGAAGCTGGCGGTCAACCGCAGCAAGGCGGCGGGGCGCAGCAAAATCCAAACGATAATCCGCAGTTCAGGCAGAATCGGGCGCAGCAAGGCGCAGCAGCGAAACCCAACCGTCCTCAGCCGCCTGGCGGCAACGGCAGTAGAATAGGGCGAAGAGGCATGTCAGAATCAGCCCAACAGAAGAGGCGCAATGGCCGTACTCGCTAGGATATGGCGCTGGCTAAAGCAACTCTTTGTGCCATCGGTAGCCAAGCGGACTACCATCCCCACGGCGCAAATCAAATGTCCTTGCTGCGGAGCGGACTATACGCTAGCCCTAAAAGCAATTCCAATCAATGCTTCGCAAGCCACGCTGGTTTGCGCAAATCCTCACTGTAAAGAACAGATGGAACTCTACCCTGATGCTTCCTGGGGTTGGCTATGTCCCCATGTAACGCTTAGGCCGCGAGCGACCTGATGGGCGGTCTATTCCCAACAATTCATCCGCCAAGCATCTACAAGCAGGGGAACGCTCCTGACCAGCAAAGCGGGCCTATCTCCCCTCTCCCGTGGACGGATGACCTTTGGGTCGATACCGTAAATCACCTGACCAAACGCTGCACGGCCATGAATCCCTACGTATGGGTATCCATCGAGGGTAGCGGGGCGCTGACGCTGGTATTTACCAAGGGCGCGGTAATGCTCAATCCCATAGCACTAAACATCATCACTTGGCAGGCTCCAGTGGCTTGCACGGTGACAAATGTTCGCGCCTATCAGGATGTGGGAACAGGAACAACTTTCAATGCGCGCAAGAACGGAGCATCCAATCATCTTGCTTCCGATGGAACGATTACCTCGGCTGGCGCATGGATAGACGGAGGAGCGGTGCAGAACACCGCCTATATCATTGGCGACAAACTGGAAGTGATGATTACCGGGGTGTCTGGCTCGCCAAACCAAGTCGCTATTTTGGTTGACTATACGCAGCCATGAGCGTTTAATGCATCGTGAGAAAATGTTTTGCTTGTCCGAGAAAGGCCGAATATGAGATACGCAAAATTAAGATGTGCCAAGAGCATTACCTGGAAGCGCTGGAGCATTGCGCTGACTTTACTTTTTCTTTCGGCTTTATCTATCTCGTCCCTTCAAGCGCAATCAACCCACAGTGTATCGTTATCGTGGACCGCCTCAACCGATTTCGTTTCCGGCGATAGCTACAACGTTTATCGCGGCACAGTTAGCGGAGGCCCGTACACCAAGGTCAACACAGCAGCGATTACCGCCGATACCTTCACAGATTCCAGTGTAAGCGTTGGAACCTACTACTACGTCGCTACGCACGTCAGCGGTACGGCGGAATCGGCGTTCAGCAACGAAGCGAAAGCGGTGCTTCTTCCGCGTGCGCCGACGACATTGGTGGCAACTCCGCAATGAAGGTAGATAATGGCTGACACACTTCCCAACTGTCTTGGCAGGGTTCCCAGAGCAGACCACAACATGCCTGGATACTGGAAAGTGTTCTGCGCGAATTGCGGAGCGCTCACCTTCTACGCGCAGATGACGGAACTCCCCGCTGAATATGCCTTCTCGCTTTGCAATGACTGTGTTGAGAAGTATGGCGAACCAGCAGGGTTTACAAAGACACCCGACGATATTTTCTGGGGCAAATGCCGTGACGCCATGATGGAAGATTACGGAAAGATTCTGAACAACGATGAAATCGCAATAGAATTGGAACTGCCATCAAGTCCGATTAGTCTACTTGAGCGGGAAGCGCAAAGGAGATAAGCAAAAATGCCAGTCTACACATCCTCACTAGCGACAGCGGGCAGTACCACAGGCAATGCCGCGAACACGGAATCTCCGGGCACATGGTCGCTAAAGACCGCCTCGCAAGGCCGTAACCTATACCTTGAGCGCATGGATGTGGTTGGCAAGGCCAATGCCTCTACGACCATCAGCGGTTCGGCCATCCGCATTGTGACTTTTACTACCGCTTCCACTGCCGGCACTGCCTTTACACCCACATCAGCGGATGTGACCGCCAACGAAACGGCTACAGGTGTGGGAGCTTCCGGCCAAACTGTCTCCGTCACTGGCCGCAAGCAGCACGCCATTTTTGGATTTGGTATCGCTGGACCTGGAGCCTACGTTGCCGCAGCTCCCGATAAGCGCGTGGTCATCACGCCGAACGCCACCGCCCCTTCTATCGACGCTGTGCATGTAAGTGCCACAGCGTCAATAGTTTACGAGTGGAGTTTTCAACATTCCGAGTGATAGGTTGTGGCGCAAACGCTGACGCTACTATCGCTATCCAGCGTGGCGGTGGGGTTGCAGGAGAGCACAGTGGCTACGGTGCAATCAGTCGCATCCACTGCGCAACTTTCCGTCACGCTGGGAGCCTTGGACCTTGTTAATTCCTCATCAGGATTTACTGTGGAACTATGGCGGCTCGATGATGATTCCGTGTGGCGACTGGACCACGGCTTCACCTTTCAAGGCTTGGCTACATTCACCAGCCAGCCTTCCATGCAATGCACTATCGGCAACCTAGCGGGGCGTCAGATAAAAGCCCGATTTACAAATAACGGCATTCTCTTAGCTAGTGCGATTGTGACTCTCACGGTAAATTAAATGGCTGTCGGAGTGGTACAACATCGCAGCAGCTTTGGAACCCATGTAACCAGCCTCGCTCTCGCTTTTTCAACAAACAATACCGCCCAAAATTTACTAAATTACCTTACTGGCGGCGGTACGAATGTCACCACGATAACCGCAGCAACGGACAGCAACTCCAACACCATAGCCAATGCCACCAGTGTTTCCAGCAGCACCGCAGGGGGCGCACGTTCGGATTATGTGGCCAGCGCAAATTCCGGTGCGAATACCGTGACGGCGCATACCACTGGAACGACTGCCGACATACATTTACACATATGGGAAATTTCCGGCTGTGTAACCACTTCTCCGGTAAGGGACACTGGCACGGTAGCTAGCAGTGCCACGGCCAGCGTTTCCACGACGGGAAGTTCCACTTTGGCCGGCGATGCGGTCATAGGGTTTTTCAGCGATGATGCCAACAGTAGAACCTTAGTCGCCGGTTCCGGCTACTCCCCATCCGAGCTAACCAATAATTCCACAGGTGGAGATGCGGACCTATCGGAATTTGAAGCAGCGCCCGCAAGTGGTACGCAGACAGCTACTTGCACCGGGAATAGCACCGACCTAATGGGTCAAATTATTGTCACCTTCAAGCAAGCCGCCAGTGGTCTTGTTTTTCAGGACGATAGCTTGCCGACTTTCATCGCTGCGCAGCTTGAGCCGAACGTGAGTATCTACCGATGAGCCAGCATTTTTTCGATGGTAGCAGCGACCTGCCTAATGCAACAGCCAGCTACCTTGACGATGATTCTGGTTGGTGGGCAGGGGTACAGAGCGCCGCTACCAATTTAATTTTAGCCGCTGCTATTGCTGTCGCCTCTCGGGGAGCGATAGCCCAAGCCGCTGCGGTGCAGCAACAAGACGACACATCGCTGACGGCTGGATACCTTGATGAACGGACCTGGCAGAACCCGTCGATTCCCTTTGTTGCTCCAAACGTATTACCAGACCAGAATAACTTCGATGAGCAAGTTCCGGCGCTTACGGCTGGCTATCTGGATGAACAGACTTACCAGCAGCCCGTAGCGCCAGTATTTTACATCCCCCAGCAGCCACCCTCTGACGACCAATTCATTGTTCCGCAGCCTACTGCGCTCATCCCCGATGACAACGAGGTTTTCTTTAACCCAGTATTGCCTTATGTCGCTCCAAATGTAGTCCTACCTCCGATTGACGAACAGACCCCGCTCCTATTCGGCGTGCCAGATGACAATGAAGTATGGCAAAACCCTGTGGTGCCTTATGTGGCTCCGAATGTCGTTCCCTTGGCATGGCTGCTTGATGACCAGACGCCAACCACGGTTGGGCTGCCTCGCCAGATAATCCTGTTGAATTAAAGCTTGACAAGCCTGCTAGCAACCTTGTAGAACTTGCACATGCCCGAATCGGACAACTCAAGAATTTCTTTTGAGGAGCTGGAGACAGCGGCAACTCAGCAGACACCCGTAAAAACTGCCGAGACTGCCGCTGCCACTTCCACTACTTCCACTACGGTAGAGGAAACTAAACCCCAGTTCACGGAAACTGACGTTGCAGCGTATCGCCAACTGGTCGATATGGGAATCACGGTACAGAATGCCGCACAGTTCAAGGAAGCCAAAACTGCCTTGGACAACCTGCCGCTAATCCTCAAGAACAACCCGAACGTGTTGCTGGACGAAATAGCCAAGAACGACCCGGCGCTCGCCAACCAGCTTGAGGAAGTGATTTCCGACCGTTGGTTTTCGCGCTATCAGCGTGAGCATCCCGAAGAAAACGGCAAGAATGGTGTGAGCAGAACCACTCAATCGGCACCAGACCCGCGACTCGATACCCTCATCAACGAAGTGAAGTCGCTGCGCGAGGAACGCAATCAGGAACGCACCGAGAAGGAAAGCGCCAGAATCAACCAGGGGTATGAAAAGGCGTTTGACGAACTCGAAGCGAAGCTCCCTGAGAACGTGACCTCCCGCGACAAGGAATACATCCGGCTCAAGGCCCAGAAGATGCTTTGGCAGGATGGTTCCGCCGCAGGGCGAGTCAACAAAGGCGTCTACATCGACGTGCCGAAATACTACGCGGAAGCCACCAAGCGCGTAACTGCTGAAACCAAAGCCGCTGCCACCAGCGAGCATGAACGGCGCTCCAACGTCCGTGACAATGCCGCAAAAGAAATTGTACCTGCCGCAGAAAACGTGAACGGTTCCCGCGACTCCCAATCCACCGACATCTGGGATAGCAAGGAAATGGGCCGCGAAGTCGCCGCCCTCTACGGCACGCAGTAGCCTCGCGCAGCGGCCTGTGAAGCAGGCCATCAATGCCTCAGTTTGATTTAAGTGCCGCAGACCCAATTTTCAAAGTTGTGTTCAATCCCAGGGTCGAGAAGCAATTTAACAGTGCCGCAGTGCTTTGGAACGATGTCTTTGAAGGTTCCGGCACAATGATTTCCAACCGTGGGTTGGAGATTCCCGTGCACATGGCCCCGAACGGCCAGCACGCTTGGTACGGTGATGGCGGCGCGCTGCCTTCCGGCGACTCCGAAAAAGTCAACCGCGCTATCGTGGGCTTCTACTCCTACGTCAAACCAGTGCAGTTTACAGGCGCGGCGCTCGACGCAGGCGGCGGAGGCGATGCCACTAGCTACGTTAAAACGCTGGGCTTCAATGTGCGCAATGCCGTAGTTCAGGCGGTTAAGGAGCTGAACTGGTATTCGTTCCTTGACGGCACCGGCATTCTGGCCAAGGCAGGAGCTTCGGTAACGCTCTCAACGACTGTCAACACCACGGTAGACGTTACAGGCTTGGGCGATGGCGCGCGTTACTTGCGTCCTGGCCTTACCGTGGACTTCCTGACCGGCGTAACCTCGACGGTCAAGGGCACAGCAACTATCGTTTCCGTGTCCAACATCCTTGGCGCTGCTGGCACCACTAACCTGACCTCGGCTGGCGGCGCTGTGACCATCGTGGTTGGCCCTGCTTCGGCGGCTGGTTCTATCGTGTCAGGTGACGGTGTAGTTTCTTCCGGCTCGTTCAACAAGGCGATGGCGGGCCTGAAAGTCATCATAGACAATGGCACCTTCGCGGCCAACTTCCAGAACATCAACCGCGCCAACAATCCTAACTACAACGCTAACGTGATTTCGCTTTCCGGCACCCCGGCGCTTACCCGCGACTTCCTGCGGCGCGGCATCTGGGTCATCCAGCAAGCGCGCGGCGCTGTAGACCTCAACAAGCTGCGCATCTGGAGCCACGGCGCGCAACTCCACGCCTATGTGGATATGGGCTGGACCATCAAGCAATTCAACGGCAACGCCATGAAGATGGACTTGGGATACACGGCCTATGAATTTGAAGGCATCCCTTGGGTCATCGACACCGACGCGCCACGCGACACGCTGTACTTCGTCAACAAGGATTCCATGCTGAAAGTCACAGCGCGGAAACTGAGCTTTGACGACCGTACCGGCTCAATCCTCAACCGCGTGCCCACAAGCTCTGGCGGCTACAACGATGCGTTTGTGGCCTATCTGGAGTTCAGGGGCAACCTCGGAGCGTACTTCCCGAACGCAAACACAGCGATACCGGCGCTCGGAGTGCCAGCGGGCTACTGATGGCTGACAAGAAAAGCATTTATGGTTGCGACTCTCAGGAAGGGGCATCTGCCGCTATCAAGCAGGTGCTCCGTTCCATCGAAGGCATGGGCAAAACAGACGAAGCGGAAAAAGCGACTGGCAAGGAATCATCCAGTTCGCGCGACATCACTGGCAATCTGGGCCAGGCGAAACCATAGGAGGGAAAAATGAGCAGCAAGGACATTTACGGGCAGACGCCGGAAAAGGAAGTCGACAAGGTAACTTCGCAGGCGATGGACAAAGCTGACGATTGTTTCAGCAACACCATCAACGGCCCAGTGAAAACGAAGCAGCCGGAATATGACCCGGAGAACGGAAAGTAACGAATGGCGCTAACCAGTACACCGCTTTTCAAGTGGAACCTACAGCCTTCGGAAGCTATCTCCATCGTCATCCTGACGGGAGACGCCAGCTATCCTACTGGCGGGTATCCGGTGACGCCGGGGCTGTTCTTTTTCAACACCTTCGCGTCTACCAGCGACTTCCAGCTACAGCAACCTCCAGCATCCCTTTCCTACGTTCTAGGAGCGGACTTCCAGGGCGGAAATTACGCCACTATCAATCCAGCGAACGGCAATCTGCAACTATTCGTTTCCTCGACTGGCGTGGAAGTGGCCAACACCACTAACGTCTCAACCATCAAGACGCTGTGCGTTGGATTCGGACACTGACCTAAATGCCTATCGCCAACATGCCGTCAGCGAATAGCCCGAACGTAGGTTCGTACACGCTGATTATTGGCGAGGACTTACCGCTGTATTTCACAGCGGCGGGATACCTCAATACCAATGCGCAGGCCACAGCTATTTTCGGGATGCCGCCGCAATCGTCTATCCCGCGCGGCACGCTTTGGGTAGAAGCTGTTCCCAATGCTGCCCCTGGCGGGACAGGGGCAATCTCTTTGCAATTGGTAGCGTCGTTTGACGGCGGAACTACATTCCAGGCGACTGGTGCGGCGGTAGCGGCATGGACGGCTGGTGCTGGAACGCTGGTTTCTTTCAACGTTTCAGGGCTTGGCGGGAACGGGCAAATGAAAATTGTCCCTTCGGGCATTACTTTGGGTACGGCAACTGGTTTCAATCTGTACGCCCATCTGGGCTAGGAGACTACTTTGGCTACACTTGTTGCGACACGTCTTGCTTGCATCAATCTCGTAAGTTCTAGCGGCGCTTGCCGTTTGCAGGTGCTTAGTGGAACGCTGCCCTATCAGACCATCGTAATCGACATGGAGCTGACGGCAGCGCAGAACGCGGCACTGTCAACGGCGCTGGCGGCTGCCGCTGGCACCACCACGAACTTTGACTTCGTAGCGGCTGAATCACCACTTCCTGGCGTCTACCAAGTCGCATAAGGAGTAGAAGATGAAAAAGAAAACAAAACCAACGGCAGTTGTGCCAACGCCAGTGGTCGTCATCGTGCCAGCGGCAAAGGAGCAGAGCTTTTCAAATGCTCCGATTACCCACACGGTATGGCACGCTATCGTGACGTTCACGGCTCCCGTACACGATGCGAATGCAGCCTACCCACCGGCAGCTGGTACGATTTCCTCTTTCCATGCAGGTGGGACGGCCGTCAAACCGGCAAAGAGGAAGAAAAAGAATGGCAAGTTTGCCTGACGGATGGCGGCTAAAGACGCGTCGTCGCCAGAAGGATGGGCGCTGCGAAGTTGTCGGCAAAGACGACACTGGCAAGGAATACGTGGCGCGCACCTGCGAAGGCGAGCATGTCACCGATAGAGACTTGCAGATTCTAGCGGTAGGCAACCGCGAGACTTCGACAGCGCGCGAAGTCGTGAAGTTCTACGAGAACGAGCGTGACAGCTTCCGCAAGAACTGGGAAACTTCGATGGATGATGAATACATGGCCGGCGCTGAAAAAGTTGTACACGCTGGGCTACACCTATCTGAATCTAAATGCGGCTACTCTCGCGCCTACGCAGCGAAATGGGCATCAGCCTTCGGAGCGCAAAATGGGAACAAGCCTAACTAAGCCAGAGACAATCCAGCTTGGCGAGCGCACAACCTTCGCGGTAGAGAGCGACCTGCACAGCCCCTATCGCTACACTTGGCTCAAGAACCGCATTCCCATCCCCGGCGCAGGCTCACAAAAGACATTCACGACCTTACCGCTCACCAAGGAAGATTTCGGTGTGCCTTTCAGTTGCATCGTGTATTCTGTGCAGGGCAGCGAAACCAGCGACGAGATAACGCTGGGAACGGCTGAAACTCCAGTGCTGCCAGCAAAGAAAAAGGAGAAAGCATAATGCCCTGGGCAATATTTTCACCCGAAGATTTCCCGAAGCGCATGGACGACGGAGCTTTGAGCGACTACGCCATTGCTTACCGCATCCAAGTCATCCTCAAGGCTGGCGAATGGACCTTCCTTGACCCTGACGGATTCTACCGCGATACCTACGTGCAAAGCTGGGTGGATAAGGAAGCGGATGCCAAGGAAGTAGTGACTTCGGCCAAGGATGTAGCGGTACGTATCTGCCGAGATAAGGGGCAAGCGTTCCCCATCAACGGCAAGTTTTATCCGACAGGCCTAATGTATTGCAACACCGACCATGAAACGCCGGAAACCATCACCAAGCTGGAAGAGGAAGGCAAGCGGCGCAACTTGGAGTTCCGCAAGCAGGTGGTTCGCGCCTACGAGATTCAGTTCCGCTTGGCCATTCAGGGTAAGCCAGGGCGACTGACACCAACAGGCTACGAGCAGGAGTGCTATGACATCCTGCACCTGACACCGCCCGAAGTAGTGCAGCGCCAGCAAGAGCCTACGGCACGTGAAGTGAAGGTTATTGAGCCTGACCCGGAAATGATTCAGCAGCTAGTCGCCGCGCAAGTTGAGAAGGAATTAGCCAAGCTGACGAAGCCTAAGACACATGCATGAACGCACTATCGCTCGTAAAGCGAGTTGCACGTCGCAATCCGTCCTATGATAGCAGCGAATATCTGGATGAGGTCAACGCTGCTTACAAGGAAACCTGGGACTATATATTACAATTAGAAGATAGTTACTTTACCGACACTAAGGTAGTCACGGTCACAACGCAAGCCGCCGAGTTCGACTTAATCGCCAACCAAAACGGGTTTCTCAGCGCCGCTATTTCCTTTCGGCTATTCCAAATTGACCGCATCCGCATTCTCCAGCCGAGGGATGTGAACTGGACTCCCGCGCATCCGAAGAACTGGAACGAACCGGAATTTGTCGGCCAGCAACAATTAACGCCACAGCCGCCAGCGACCGCTTCGCCTTATGTCTACCAGCTATTTTCCAAGGGCAGCATATTGTTTGGTCGTCCCTTGCCCATAGGCGTGCAAATCGAAGTGGTCTATACGTTCATCTTCCTACCGCTGGTCATGCTGTCGAGCGGAACAGTTGTAACGTCCACGAACACGGTCACAGGCACAAACACCAACTTCACGCAGATAGTTGCTGCTGACTACCAGCTTGGCTTGCCGGGAAACGACCAGGACACCGATGTTGGCGTGGAGATTGTGCTCGACCCTACTGGCCAGCAGACCTACCGAGTCAAGGCGATTACCAGCGACACGGCACTGACCACACTCAATGCCATAGTTCCAGCCATCGGCACAGGAGCGGCCTACACACTGGCATCAGTTCCAGACATCCCTGATGGGCACCATAACGTCATTTCCACGCTGGCTACGCGCAACATCATGTCCACACCGGGAAACGACCAACGCTTTACAACTTGGGCGGCTTTGGCGGAGAAGGAACTGGACGCTATGCGCGACAGCATTATGACTCGCCAGCGTCAGGAGCCTGCACGCAGGCGCAGGTTCCCGCAGTCGATATTGCGTTACACGGTTTTGCCGTCACAGAGGTAGGTATGCTTAGGAAGCTACTGATAACTTTATTGCTGATTGCGCCTCCGGTTTTTGCGCAATCCAATGTGCAAATCAGCTTAGGTGTAGCCTACGCTGGCGGTTCGTTGACAATTCAGCGCTTACCAGCCGCAGGGGGATTTGTAGAAACGCGGCATACGTTTTTGGGCGCTAACGGCGACACGTTCATCAACTACCTTGTCCCTGGAAGCATGTATGGTTTCCGTGCGGTAACTTCCGGCAATACAGGGCAAATATATGCGGAATTGCTGGTTAATGGAGCGCCTCAAGACCTGAGCGCTCTGTTATTGTCCAGCGCATCAGGGCAGAATATTTTTACCTCGATTAACAATCGTATCTTTGCTGATACGCAAGCTGGCGCGGATGGCTGTGGGCAAATAAACACTGCATGGACGAAGGTGACTTGGACAGGCGGAGCCATTGTTGATGGTAACGGCTTCGGTGCTCTAGGAACGCAGAATTGCTCCACTAATCCTTACGCCGGTATTACTAAGACCGGGCGTACGGAACTGGCAGGAGTTTTCGCCACTATCGCAGCATGGACGTTGAATCAAGGAATGATAGTCAAGGGCACTGGACGCGGGAACAGCGGCTCACCTACTTACGGGGGCACTACCATTCGAGCGGTTGCCGGATTCCCGTCAAGCACTCCGGTCGTTACTGCTGGTGGCTATGGTGCTCGCCTCGAAGATTTAACTATCGACTGCAACAATCAAACTGGCGTTGGTGCGTATGCGAACAGCGCAGGGCAGGAACAGACAGGCTTGAAGAATATCCTTGCGCTGAATTGTCCAGGCACGACATTTAACCTGACAACTTCTGGTGCGCAGAACTCTGGAGTCTACCAAGACTTAGAAGCCCTGTACCAAATTGCTGGGTCTGCGGCTGCTGGTTCACTTGCGTTCAACATAAATGGCTTAACTCCGCTAAGAGAAGTAAGTGGCCTTACGGTCAATGCTACAGGACAGGGAACAGCTCCTAGTGTCGGTGTTCAAATCACTAGCGTCACAAACGGGATAATTAAGAATATTCATTGTGAGGGGGTTACGACCTGCATAAACGTAACTAGTTCAAATCTTATAATCGAGAACGTCCAGTGTACTGGGGCAACGGTCGTTAACTGTGTGGTCCTTGGCGCTGGTTCGCAAGGCGTCGTGCTGAGAAATATCAGTGGCGGCACAAATACCGTTGTAGACAACATGAACTCAATCACATTGACTGCGGCTGGTGGTGATGGGGTAGTCGGCTGGTATCAGGTCGGGTCAAGTGGCGCAGCGCCGGGGCAGTGCTCCTCATCGGCTCACGCCCCTTGCAACATCTTCAAGGCTGGTACAGGAGCTACATTTTGGTTCTTCTGCACCGGCACTGCGACGGCTTCCTCGACATTGACCCCTTTCCCGTTCAACAGCACAGCAGGTACGGGCTGCACCGTTACAACGAACTTGGGGGGCTACTCCCTCTCACAGCCTTGCACCCTTGGAAATCTATCCGTGCGGGCGGGGACAGGTGGGGTCGCGGGCGATGCCGTGACTGTTTTTAACAATGGTGGGGCCACGTCCATCTCCGCAGTCATCGGTACGGGGACCTCAGCCAGCGATACAACACACTTTTCAGCTTACACGCCGCCAAATAACATTCGCGTAGTGATTGTCACTGGAGTTGCCACAACGCTTGCGAACGTAACAGGGTCGTTTCAATGCAACTAAGAGATAAATAATGCCAGCACGTCGGCGCCCTACCGCTGAGTTTGAGAGTACGCAGCCGGAACTTGGCCCGCAGACAGAAATTCTTGATTCATTGATAGGCGGCGGGAATGATTACACTTCACCGGACTTACTTTCGCCGCAATTCTGGGCAGCTAGTTCCAATGTCTATGCCGGGCAGTTTGGGGCCATCCGCCGCGCTCGCTGGGCACCTGTGCTCAACTCTTCCACGCTTTCCTATATCACGCGAGGTAATTTCTTTGCTTCCATGTATTCCTACCTGCCAGTCCTAAAACCTCCCTACGTGTTTCTCGATTATCCGGTAGGAAGTATTGGCGCTACGTTTGTCCCCGTTTTCATGCTGTTTACTGGCGGTTCTTGGCAGGCGGCAAACGTGCAATTCAATTACTTCAATTTCAGCCAAGGGTTGTTTGCTGGGCCAATCATGCGCGTAACGTTTCCAGGTTTTGTGTTGCAGGCGAATGGGTTGGTACGCGCGAAGATTGCGCAAGCTCCGCAGATAGCGCCAAATGCTCTGGCCGCTGAGTTTTGGGGGCTGGACACGCCGGATGTGTCGGCAACGATTACCGTAAACGCTGGCCTGACAGCGACAATCCAGACGGCCCCCACAGGAGCGGTACGCGCAAACAATGTGGCCACCATCACGACTACGGCGGCGCATGGCCTTACGACCGGGCAGTACGTAGGCATCACAGGTGTTACGGACACGACTTTCAACACCGCTACGGGAGTAGCAGTACTCATCACGGTTACGGGCGCTTCGACGTTCACCTACGCAAATGTCGGCGCGCCGACTACTAGCGGTTCCGGTACGGTCACGCTAGGTATCACGCAGACCGTTGGCCGCTCTTATCAATGGGCTTGGGAGAACGCCAACATACAGAACCTCAGCGCTCCTGCGCCTGCAAGCCAATACGTGAAGTACACCAGCCAAACGGGAACGATTGATTTGGTGGAAACGGGCACGGTAGCTACCACCTTTGGACAGTTTGGAATAGTAGGTACTGGAACCAGCTTCACTTCCGCATGGTCTGGGCGCTCGATGTGGATTGAAGGCATTGGTGTGGCTGGGATGATTGGTGCAGTGGCGGACAGCACACATCTGACGCTTTCTACGAATAGCAATCCTTCACTCAGCGGCAAGCGTTACATGGTCTATGACCCGCAAGTGACCAATATCAAGCTCTACGCTACAGGCGACGGTGGAGCGGTGTATTTCCTGATTGGTCGCAACGCCTTCACCCCGACAGGACTTACACCATTAACCGCTGGGTTGGAGTTTACCGACACGACCAACTCCGCTCCGCCCAATGCTCCGTTTGGCAGCGAGATAACGCAAATCTATAATGTGCCTCCGCCCATCGGGTCTTTTGTGGATGTCTACCAGGGACGGCCAATCCTGTATGGAGTAGCGGCGGCACCCACGACATTCTTCTACGGCAACATCGAAGCCACGGTAGTTGGGCAAGGGCCAGAAAACTTCGCCCCGTTGAATACCGTAACCATGCCTACAGGAGACGCGCAGTTGAATGGCAGCGCGAACCTGCCTACCGGATTCATCCTATGGTCAAACCATCAGGATATGTTCAAGCTAACCGGCCTTCTATCGGATAACACGGTAGCCAGCGCTGGGCAGCTTGGCGCGACAATCCAGAGACTCCCTTACAAGATTGGCGCGGCTTCGCCTTATGCCACGGCAGTTACTCCGCTAGGTGCTATCTGGCTGTCGAGCGACCGCGAAGTGTGGCTATTCACTGACCACTACGCGCCCAAGAACATCGGCAAGCCAAAACAGACAACACTCAACCGCATCAATGGCGCACGCCTCCAGTTTGCGAAGATGACTTACTACAAGCGCGGGGACCGCTCTTGGCTCATTCTTGCCGTGGCGCTCGATAGCTCGACATTCAACAACAAACTGTTGATTCTCGACCTTGACCTGCTTGCTTCCAACGGGCAGCCATCGTTCTTCACTTTCGATATGGCCACCAACCAGCCGACCTGGTTTGAGTATGACATCCCCTGCGAAGCTGTCTGCACGGCCTACGACACAAACTCCATCAATCATCTATTCACCGGAGATGTTGACCTTGTAACCGACACAGACTGGCAGGCTGGGTTCTTTACCATTGCCACGGAGCGCAACTCCGTAACTGGGAACTGCCGCCTACACGCCTTCGGCAACGAGAATCCGCAAATGGTCAAGACCTTTGAATGGATGCGTGCGCTGACTAACCAGCAGACACAAAACCTGCAAAGCCAGAACTGGATTTGGCAAGTGTTCAGCTATGACGACGACAAGTACATTATCGGGGTAAACGACGACAACGGGAACACCGTCACTTTGCGCCCAGGAGTTGATAGCAACTCGAACATCTTTGGCTTAGAATACTCGCCAGCGTTGTACAAGTTTGGAGCTACACGCACCTCGAAAGGAAGGCGGTTCCAAATCAACACACAATTCCCATCGGGGCCAGGGCTGTACGAATTGCGCGGCTTTGAAATCCAATACCGCAATGTCGTGAGCAGGTAATGGCCAACGCGCTCTATCTCGGCAATGCAGGCATGATGGGCACACCTAACATCAGTCCTACGCCGGCAGGCCCAAGCCCTGTAAAGCCTGGAGTGGAAGCGCAGCCTTCTGGCATTCCTCCAAATCAGGTACAGCCAATAGCGACTAGGGCGTCAGGGCCAAGCGCGGGATATGACCCATCGTACTTGCAGAACTTGGCTTCGTTTATTGGTTCGCTGTTTGCTGGTCCGTCGAGCGGCAACACGACATCGTTCAACCCATTGGGGAATCTTAGCGAAGTTAGTCCTCCAGGCGGGCAGACAGGGAACGCGGCGGGAGCGGGCGCACCGATGACTTGGCTGCAACAAGCATTGAGCGGCGGAGGATTCGGATTCACGCCGACGCCAGCGCCAGCAACGGCGGGAAGCGGAGTAGGCGTAGGCAGTGGATTTGGCGGCGGTGGATTCCCGCGAGGACCGAGGCAGCTAACGCTATGACAGATTTGCTCATCCGTGAAGCCACCGACAAAGACGCTCCGCGAATCGTTGCTTTGGGCATGGACTTCCTTGCGCTTGGCCCATACAAGGGACAACTGGAAGAGAATCCTATTCAAGCACTCAAATGTGCGACCGACTTTCTAGCGCTGCCAAACATGAAGATTCTTGTAGCCGAAGAGAGTAATGCGGTGTGTGGCGTCTTTGCCATGCTGGTATATCCCCATCCATTTTCAGGCCAACTGACCGCTACGGAACTTATCTGGTATGTTGAGCCAGAACATCGTGGGCGCGCGAGCATGGAATTACTTTGGGCGGCGGAGCGCATGGCTTATGACATGGGCGCGGTGTGGATGCAGTTGACCGCACCAAGCCCTGAAACAAGCAAGGTATATGAGCGGCTGAAATATGCTCCTATTGAGACTTCGCACCAAGCTCGCTTGGAGAATCGAGTGAGGCACTAACATGCCCATTGCAACCGCATTGCTTACTGCCGCCGCTGTTGCTTCCGCTGGCGCTGGAGTCGGTGGCGTAATCGAAGGGGCACAAGCAGGAAATCGCCAGCAAAAAGCACTGACACAACAAGAGCAGATTGCCGCCCAGGAACAGACAGACAAGCAGCAGATATTCAAGCAACTCTCGGATTTCTTTACACCATATCTTTCAACTGGTAGTCCGTTTCTGAAACTCATCCAGCAAGCATCGGCAGGGACGACAGCAACCGGAGCGAACAACGCGGCTGGAGCAATTCGCAACACAGTAGGGACGAGCGGAGTAGGTTTTGGACCGTCAGGCACGGAAGGCGCGGCTATCGCCAATCTTGGCGGTGAAACTAATGCGACCTCTTCCAGCAACTATTTGCAAAATTTGCTGAACAATGAGGCGGTGAAGTTCCAAGCGGCGCAGGGATTAAACACCGCAGGTTCGATGGCAGGTTCACCGCAGAATCAGCCGAACGTTTCTACACAGCTACCATTCCAGAGTCTTGGCAGTGGGTTAAGTGGACTATCGCAAATCCTAAAAGGATTGATAAATCCAGGGACTTCACCCACTGGCGGCGGGACTCCAGCGGTTCCAGGTGGCCCAAATCTTCCAGCCATCTCAGGGAATCTGCCTAACTTGAATATTGGTTTGCCTGGAGTGAGTGGAACACCGACCACACAAGGATGGGCAGAATGAACTCGCCAAATCCTACAGCCCCTCTGATGCAGATGGCGCAACAGACGCTCAGTAATCCTGTGGCTTCGGCGGTTCCTGCCCCACAGGGCGGTATAGATGCTGGCGTGCACCCGATAGTCGCTGGGCTGGTAAAACTTCTGGCCAATGCCGCAAGTTCCTATGGCTGGACTTCCATGCCGCCACAGCAACGCCTCGAAGCGCAAGGGCAGGAACAGCAAAAAGCGGAGACGATGGCGCGACTGGCGCAGACCGGAGCCTACCAGCAAGGAGAACTAGAATACCGCAAGAACATGGCCGATGTAGCTGGGCAACGTGCTGGAGCCTATGAGGAAGATGTACAGAGCAAGAAAGAGTCGCGGGATACGCAGAACGCCATCAAGCAGCAAGCTCTCGACCTCGCTAAAGAAAAGAACAACTGGCAAAAGGATATGGCACAGGGGCGGCTCGACCAAGCCAAGACGCGCATAAGCAATCAGGCGCAACAGTTTGAGAAGAGTTTCCAGATTCGCGTCAAGCAAGTAGGGCTAGAGCAGGCCAAAGTCGAGATGATGGAGCAGGGCTTAGGCATCAAGCAGGGATTTTTGGACCTTGCCAAGTCCGCGTTGAGCCAGAAAGGGACTACCGAAGGCGTCAACACCATTACAAAGCTGCAAGGCTTAGCGATGGAACATCCCATATTGTCATCCATCTTCGGGCTGGACGATGTTACAAGCATGGTGGGAGAGTCGCGTGGTGCAGGGATACCGGGTGTCGGTGCTGGCGGTCAACCCCCAACAGTCGGCGCAACGCCTGCCACTGCACCACCGGCTAATCCAAAGGCTGCGGCCAAGAATCGTCAAAAGAACCCGCCAGCAGCCGTACAACAGTTCCATTACGACGCACAAGGGAATAGGGTAGCAGGGCCACAATAATGGCTGATGGCGACCAAATCATAGCTAACGCCGCAGATGGGACTCAGCATATCTTCCCTTCTGGTACGGACGTGTCCGTGATTGACGCGGCCATGAAACGCTATGTGACGCGGCCCGAAGCACAGCCGGGAGCCTTCCAGCAACGTCCTAGCGGTCCAGTACTAAACGCCAAAGACATGGCCATGCCGGATGCCAGCGCTACACCGGGAAGCGTAGCGCGTTCTGGTGCAGGTGGGTTGACTAGCGCCATCATCCCTGAAAACGAGCAAAGCGCTGATTGGAAGAAGAATCTTTCCACGATAGGCGCTGGACTCAACCAGCAGGTGAACACCGCCGCAACGACGCCGTGGGGCCAGGGCGGGCCTATCTGGGGAGTCTTGTCGATGCTGGCCAAAAGCATTATGAGTGGGGCGCATGGAGCGGCTAGTGGAGCAGAGGAATTGGGTAGCGGAGCATTGAATCTTGACCCTAACAAGGCAGCGCATGGGGGCGGAGCGTTCCTAGGCAATCTAGGCACACTTGGCTTGCTAAAGAAAACACCCGAAGCACTCCCATCTGTGAACCTGCCGGAAAAAGGGTGGACGCCAGAATTAAGCGCAGGCGACCCGCTAGGCAAGGAATCTGTTCAAAATGTGATGAACCAAGGCCCATCCAAAGCCAAATTCATCAGCCGTCAAGTCGAGCGCGCCAATGCCACGCAATCAGCGGTCAAGTCCACACTCGATGCCGTGCATGAAGATGGCAAACAACTGATGAGCGGCGTAAGCCAGCATGTAGACTCCGCCGAACCTAACGGAGCATTCAATCGCGCCGATGTCCATGCGGCGGTAAAAGACGCAATGGGCGTAGTGAAGGCTGACCAGAAAGTTCCAGCAGCGATTACCAAGGTGCTCGATACCTTCAAGCCCGATGATACTGGCGGCTGGATGCAGAAGGGTGGCAAAGCTCCAAAGGGGCCAACGGTAGGCGGCAAGACGCTGGACCTCACCAACCCATCGGACAAGGCAGCATTTGAGAAGTACAAGAATGCTGGAGTGTTCACGCCAGAGGAAGCGGCACGTTATGAAGGTGGGGGCAGCCCGGAAGGGAAGATGTCGTTTGAGGAGCTAAAGCAGATACACTCAGACATTGGCCGGCAGATAGCGAACACCGAAGGCGCAGTAGAGGCTGGCGTGAAAGCGGCTTACTCCAAATTAGGCGAGATGTTGCGTAACAAAGCGGAGAGCCACGGAATGCTGAACGAGTGGAGTGAAGGGGCCAGCAAGGTAAAAACCTTCTACGATACGGCGTATCGCTCACCGCTCAAGGATACCTACTTTGGAAGCAACCACGGCAAGATTATGAAGCCGCTGGTTAGCGACGACCTTGGGCCTACGGTGTGGAAGCAACTGGAGAAGGTAGCGCCCTACGGCTTGGATATGGACAAGCTCAAGCAGACCGTGGACGGCTACCGCTACGGCAAGAAGATGGACATGCTGAATGAGCCTTCGCGGATGACTCCGATTCTCGCGGCTATCAGTCCGAAGATGGCGGCTCTGCGCATCGCTATCCCACGTGGAATGCGTACGGCGGGAATGACGGAGTACCTGTACGGCAAGGGCTTGGAGAACGTGCCGGAAGTCCCCACATCGAAGATTTATCCGTCAGCAAAGGCCGCAGCCAAAGCAAGGTCTGGATGGGAGACTTCGGACGAAGCGGCACGTCGTAGAGCTTCTGGCGTAGACCCATCGCTTAAGTCGGCGCGCCGACACTACGAGAAAAACCGATGAGCATATTTATCGTGCCAACGCCGGAAAACGTGATGGAGCGCAAGCAGCGCGTACCTGGCTGGACGGTTATCAAGCTCGACCGCAAGGCCAAGCGCGAATGGCTTACGCTCATAGCGCAGCTCAAGGAGAGGGGAGTCGTTCATGTCTATAGCAGCGATTTGGACACTGAGGCGGGACAGTTGCTTGCGAACGAGTTGCGAGTCCCTCTCAAGCACGAATTTGAACTCCGAAGGTTTAGAATCGGCAGATTCCACGGCATCAAGTTGGCCGACCTCGGAATGCTCATGGAGCGATTGGAAGGAAAATGGAAACGAAACCCAGCAATCCCCGTTCGTGAGGGAGATTCCTTAATTAGCTTCCAGCGACGTTTCGCTAGGCGATTCAATACGCTACTAGGCCAAACCGAGACTATCGCTTTTGTCACAGACCCGTTGACGATTGCCTATATCCGAGGGGGGATGGACGCGCATTCCTTAATCCCCAACGGCAATCCTATTGACCGGAAAAAGATTTACAAAGTTTCGGCACGCTCAAATGAGCAAGCCGCTCAAGGAGTAGCGTAATGCCTGGGCCAGCGCGACCGTGGAACAATGTCCCAGACGATCCTTTCATCCAAGGGGCCACGCGGGATTTCCTTAATTGGCTGCTCACGGTCGCCATACAAATCCAAGGCAACCTGTTTCCGCCTGCTGCGCCACAAGTCACGACCATTTCTCAACCTGGGGCGGTGCAAATAATCTTCAATGAAGTGGCCAACGCCAACCACTACGCGGTATTTGAAAGCGGAGTGGCCAGCGCTCCACCTGGAGTACCACTCGCTACCATATCAGCGAACCACGGAGCTATCAGCAATTCCTATTTGCGTACAGGACTAAATGACACTGTGACTAGGTACTATTTCGTGCAGGCATTCGATAATTCAGGGAATCGCGGCACTTTGTCTGGCGGTACTCCCGGCGCAGCACTCTCAACCGCAGCAACCATCGTCCCAATATCGCAGACGCCAGTAAATCAGGGCGGTGTTGGTGGTGGTGTAGGCGGCGGCGGCGCACTTCCCGGCCGTCCAGGGCCAAGGGGAACACAAGTTGCCTAGTCCTTGCACGGTATCGGGCACGTTAAGTCAACTCAGCAGCGCGCTGATTGGCCAAGGCAAAGTGTTGTTCCAGCTAACAAACATTGGGATAGGCAATCCCATCGGAGTCACTGGCACAACTATAATCCCATCGCTGACCTACACGGCAGTTACATCGGTCAATGGCACATTCTCAATTTCAATTTGGGGTAACGATAATATTACGCCAGCGAACACAGTGTATTCCTGCACTTTCTTTGATTCGCTCGGCAACTCGATGGGGCCGGTGCTCTACAACATTGTAGGGGCCTCGTTCAACCTTAATACAGCTATAGCCGTGAGCAATGTTCTGCCGCCTGTGTTTGTCCCCACAGCTATCGTCAGTGCTCCCACCGCACCGCAGGTCATCACTGGCCAGAAACTTACGCTGACCAACACCGCGCCTTTATTCTTGGCGCAAATGGAAAACATACAATTCGTGGATTCCACTTTGGCGCGAGGGGGAAGCGACATTGGAGATGAAATTAACAAGGCTTATACCGCACTCCCCGCCACCGGAGGAACGATTGTCATAGCTCCGCAAGCTACCGGAGCGCCTTACAGTTTCAGCACTCCCATCACATTCACTGCCTCTGGGAAATATGTCCTATTGATGGGCTGGGCAGCGCCAGGGAACCAAAGCGCGGGGATTGGCATTCCTGGCTCAATGGGAGGAGTAACGTTGAATTATGTTCCGGTGACAGCTACCTCAGCGATTACGATGGATTACGTGCCTTCTATCGGTGGAGGGATTGCGAGCACCCACGGCCTGCGTGACCTAACGCTAGTAAATGGAACCATCACTAATAACCCTTTCTTGTCCATAGGAGGTACTGGCAGTTCGGCAACCGGAGTGCAGATTGGCGGCACGCTATCGGGAATGCAGAATGGAATCATTCAAGGATGCCGAATGGCTGGTTTCGGTATCGGTATCAGTTTTGTGCCGAGCGGAGGCGGCATCTCTTGGGGAGTGCGCATCCGCGATTGCGGGCTATTTGCCAATACCACAGGCATCAAGTACGACGGCTCTTTCGAACGGCAGATGATTGAGAATTGCAATTTCCTGTTCAATGCCACCGGCATTCAAGAGGTTAACGGCCTAAGTTTGGATATATTCATCGACGGTTGTTCCTTTGACACGAATACGATAAATGGCATAAACCAAGGCAATAACAGCAATATCTTTGTTACCGGGAGCCATTTCGAGAGCACTGGAGCCACATCCACCCAACTTTCCTATTCCCATCACCATGTGAGTGCTGGTGGCCATATGTATTACAGCCAGTGCTTCATTCTCGATGACCGTAACGCTGGAGCCGCGCAAGACTTCTATTTCAGCACCACAGGAACGAGCGTTGCATCCTTCATGGATATTTTGTTTTTCCAGGCTTCTGGCCCCTCTGCGGCAACAACGGTGATTTCCGCTGCTTCTGGAAACATTGTATTTACGAAGTTCAATAATCTTTCGCCCTCGCGGTCCCCGACCTTGGTTTCTGGAACAGTCAACTGGATTGACCTGAACATAGCTGGCGGTGTAGTCCAGGTAAAGCGCCTGTCCGCGCATAGCGGTACCGCATTAGTAGCGGGGGATTTCGCTTTGAGTGCTGGGTGGGGTTCCACCGCTACCGTGACGGCGGTGATTGGTACGGACCAAGCATGGCAAATGCTAGTGACATCTCAAGGGGCTGGTATCGCAGCGGGACCGACCATCACACTTACTTTCCATGACGGGACATGGACAAATTCGCCTATCTGTAACAGCAAAATACAAGGAGGAACAGGCAGTTTGACTGCTGCATTGACCGATAATCCTTCGGCTACTCAAAATATCATCACTTTTCAAGGTACGCCGGTCAGTGGTTTGACTTATCTTATTTCGAGCGTTGCTATCGGTAGATAATGGAAGTAGGGCTATGAAAAGACTTCTAATTTTGCTTCTCTTTGCGATGTCAGTTTTTGCACAATCCAACGTGCAAATTAGTCGGACACAGTTGACATGACCCCCGCGCAACGCAACCTAGAAGAGATGGAGCGCCATGTGCCAAAGACTCACCGGCTGAACAATTTTGAGCAGCGCTGCCTTCACGCTATACAGAAGTTGCTGCGCAGCCAGCGGATAATCATCGTGTACGATGAACGTAGCCGCGCTCATCACATATTGAACGTGCCAGATAAATGATGGCTGAGAACAAAAACAGTGAGTATCAGGAAATCATTGCTCGGCTCGACGCTCTCAAGGAACGAGCGCCGCTTATTCCACTCATCGACCCTACCGCTAATGTCAAGGAGCTGGTGGAGATGGAGCGGCGGCACGCAAATGAAGTGCGTATCCTATCCGAGAAGCGACAGGATGATTTGCGGGAACAGGCTGAGCACTACAACGACAAACTCACAACGGAACGCCAACGCGCTGATTCTGAGTCGAGGAAGGCCGAAGCTGGCCGGATTGATTCGCGGTTTCAGGACATCATTTCCAGTGCTGCGCTCTTGGCTGAAAGAAATCTTGCGACTGCGGCAACGCTTCAAAAAACAGTCGAGACATCGGCAGAAGCCTTACGCGCTCAAGCAATGCAAACGAATGCTGTCACAACCGCCGCGATTAGAGTTTTAGAGCAAAATCAAAATCTTGCAGGGGGAGCAAAGATACAAAGTACCGAAGGCCAACAACGGAGTCAGTGGACGATGGATAAAATAATCATGCTCGCCGTGGCAGCCATTGGATGGGTGCTGTTACTGTGGAGGGCCAAGTGAAATACATCGACCTACGCGCTTGGAAGATTGCCCCGTTATGTGGCGCTGTGCTGATACTGGTTTGGGGCTTTGCTTGGTGGTGGAAAACGATGGTAAAGGAGAGATAACGTGGCAATTTATTTGAGCTTATTGGTCGCGCTTGTGGGAGTGCTGATGTATGCCCTGTGCGTCAATCCGAAGTTGCAGGAAATCGGCAGGCTTGCGTACTTCGCTGGGTTGCTGGCGTTTCTGTTGAGTGGTGTGCAGCAGTTGCTTACGGTTATCGGGCATCGCTGAAAGGACACTAGATGACGCTAGCTCATTGGTCGCTCTACTTGCAGCTCCTTGGCTACATTCTATTTGCGCTTTGGAAACTGTTTTGGAGTGGACGCAAAGAAGATAAGCGTCGATACAATACCCTCATTGCTCGCGTTGAAAAGAATGAACGTGAATATCTGAAATTCAGGCTCAGGGTTGCAGCTAAATTTGGTTGGAACGGAGATTTATAATGGCCGGACACTCGCCGGGAACTACACTCAAGGCTACATGCGTGAAAGCAGAAGGCAATGACTTGCAGTTTGTTGCCGATGCTGAGGATGTCAAATACTTCCAAGCAGGCGTAGGATATGTGCTCCATGCCACTCGACTACCTGATGGGGGCGACGATAGCGGTGCTGCTCGTGGCGCTGCTAAGAGTCCAAGAGCCAAAACTTAAGCTCTACATCCTCTCAGAACTGGTGGCCACGATGGGCATAGAGGCGGCAGCATTGACCTGGCCAGATTACAACAGTCGGGAATATGCTGCCGCTTACTGTGTCTGTAGGGCTATCGACCTCTCTGCGGCTATCTGGCTGTCTAGGCCACGCGCAGGGACGACTATTAGCGCCCTTTTGCTGACCGCCATAGCGATAATCGGCCTCGGTGGGCATTTGGACCTCAACTCAGGGATTGCACTCGCCCAGGGGCTTGGTTTTGCCTTGGCGGGCATGAGCATAATCCTCCAGCCTATCTCGCTGCCAAACACAGTACTAGCCGTACTCTGGCTCATGCTTGCAGCATTTTTCTATGGCTATGGCATGGGCTGGCACCTGCAAATCTGGCAAAATCTTGCCGACTACTGGAACACGATTTGCGTTATAGTGGCGTTCGGTATTCTAGCGATAGTGGGAGCGAAAGATGCCGAGACTGCTTGATCTGTTTTGCGGGCGCTGGGGCTGGTCACGCGCTTTTGCGGCGCGAGGGTGGCGCTGTACTGGCGTGGATTTGACGGAGCCGTCCGAGATTCCAGTTAACTGCGCTTTCATCAAGCGAGACGTTCTCGACATTGGCGAAGCAGTGCAAGACCCTATCTGGCTAGGCTGCTTCGACTTCATCGTCGCATCTTCGCCATGCGAAGAATTCTCCATCCACATGATGAAGCACTTCCACAAAAACCCGAAGTACCCAGAGCACGGAATCAAGCTATTCAACCACACACGCGAGATTCTGGAAGCCAGTGGCGTTCCGTATGTCATGGAAAATGTGCGCGCGGCGCAACTCTTCGTCGGCAACGCGGTGCATCATTGCGGCCCATATTTCCTGTGGGGATCAGGTGTCCCACCGCTTGTGCCGAAGGGAAGGGAACTGAAGAAGGGGCTTACCTCGACCGCCAAAGAATACTACGAAGCCGCGCAACGTGGCCAAGCTGCCATCAACGAATTGCGGAAACGCTACCCGCACAGCTACTCAGGAAAAGGCTCGAAGATGCGAACGGAGCTTACAGCGAAAGCGGCTACCATCCCACCACTTCTCGCCAACTGTGTAGCCGACTACGCCGAGCGATTGCTGGAGCAACGAGCGTGCGCCTAGCATGGACAAATGGCGCGCGCTGGTAATCGTGCTGCTGAGCGTTGAGCTTACTGGGTTGGCGGCAATCATCGCGCTGGGCAAGGTGGCAAAAGACTCTAGTTATGGTTTGGAGATTGTGCTCATGGCGCTTGGGGGAGCATTGGCGGTGGTAATCAGGAGCAATAAGGATGGATAAGCAGCCATACGAGAGTCTAACCGGGCTTGAACTTTTGGAGCTTTGCGTATGGCGCGAGGCCCAGAACCAGGGCGCAGATGGGATGCACTGCGTAGCGTGGAGCATCAAGAACCGCGTAGACCATCCTGGCTGGTGGGGGCATAACTGGCATGAAGTGATTCTCGAACCCTGGCAGTACTCCGCTTTCAACAAAAATGACCCAAACAGTGAGAAATGGCCGAGCGAGGATGACGAGGCTTTTGAGACGGCTTGCAAGGTCTGCACGCCCGTCTATCTTAACCAAGAAACGGTAGACCCTACCAATGGAGCTACGCACTACTACGATACCAGCATTGAGTTCCCCAAGGGTTGGGGCAACCAGAGTTCATGGATTAACACGCTGAACACCGGGAAGCTGAAGTTCTGGAAGCTGGCATGAACAGCCTAAGCGAACTTCTGGCCAGTCGAATCTTTTGGGAGGTAATCGCCGGCTACTGGATATTCACGGCTGCTGTGGGAGCTTTGCCAACACCGATGGTTGGTGGCCCGCAACTCTATATGTTTGTTTTTCGCTTCGGCCACATTCTCGCCGGCAATATGAATCGCGCCGCTGTCGCGCTCAAGGTTCCCGGTGCGCAACCGGATGTTACAATCGAGACGACCACCGCGCCTAGTCCTAATTTCCAGACCACTACCACGACCGTATCGAAGCCGCCAGGTCAGCCCTGATGCTGCCCCTGCTTAAAACGAAACTAGAGGCTGGCGCAATAGCTGGCGCGCTGGTGATTGGCGGGATAGCTCTGCATGAGCACGATGCGAAGGTTCGTGAGCAGGCCGTAGCCGCTGCGGTCGTAGCTACACAGAAGCAAGTGCAAGCGGACGCTGACAAGAAAATCAGCGATTTGGCGAAGCAGATGGACGCGCGAGACCTCGCCTATAAGCAGCAATTAGAAACTTTGAATAGTAAGTTCCAAACAGCAGCGACACCGCAACAATTAGCGGTACTTGTTTCATCGCTGATGGGCTTAAAGACGCCCATCCAAATAACAACACCGCCAGCGACACCGCAAAACCCCAACCCACAACCCGTAGCTGTTCTTCAGGGGTCGGACTTCCCTGCTGCGAAGAGTTATTTTCAGGCATGTGAGCAATGCTCCCTTGACAAAGCCAAGCTTACCGCCGATGCCGCAGACAGGCAAGCACAAGCCAACCTCGCCCAGCTACAGATAGAAAGTCTGCGCAAGGAAAATACGGCATTGCTGGTTGAGGCTCATGGCGGCACTCTTTGGCAACGTACCAAACGCGCACTGGTATATATTGGGATTGGTGCCGCTGGCGGAGCTGCGGCGTTAGGGGCTACGGGTCATATTCATTGATAGGAGGAACACATGATTGGTTACATCGTAGTGGCAGTGATTTGCATCTTGGCTGGTGGTGTTGGCGGCTATATGTGGGGTGCTGCCGCTGAACGCAAGGCGCAAGCGATTCTCACTGGCGTAGGCTTGGGCAATGTGGCGAAGAAGCTTTAGCCTCGTTGCGTTCCTACTGCTGGCCTCTTGCGCCTACGGGCAGACCGGCTGCGACTCGACTCTCAGCCGACACATCTATCATCCTGCCAGACTGGTAGCCTCAGCGCCATGCGCGACGGTCACAGGCATAATCATGGACGCCACACACGGCAAGCGTGTACAAGGCTGTCGCGTGGAAGCAGACGGGGATTACCATTGCTGGCTCAAGCTCGACCCTAGGCAAGAGCAATACATCAACGCCGAGAACAAGGCCAAACAGGACGGGAACCTTGTTTGGGAACCTATCTGCCAGCATAAAGTGACCCAAGCAGATGCATTAGCAGCCTGCAAGGGTTTCCACCAAAACATTAACATCCCGCCCCCAGGTTCCCATGTGCGCATGACGGGCGTGCCAGTGCTGGACAAGCAGCACGGCCACATGGAAATCCATCCTGTAACGAGCATCGAGGTCTTAGCGCAATAACGGCAAGAGAAAGCCGAGGGAGTACGACCCCAAGGGGCTGGCAAGGGCGAGAAGGCTGCCAGCTCCTTTTTCTTTTCCACAGTACTGGTAGTAACAATTTAGGCATACACGCACGATTACGCTTGACAACGCCATTCCACGCTTGTATTCTTAGCGTAGAAAGTGAGACTGCCATGAAGCACAAGATGCCAACAAGCCACACGCCAAAGAGAATCCTGAATTGCAGTTCGCGGGTTTGCCGTTCCTGCAACAATCTGACCTTGCATTATCAGTTGGCACGCATCGGCTGGGTTTGCTCGCGAGTTGTCAATGCGTTGCGAGCGCGCGGCGTGCAGGTGGAATACTAGCATGGACAACAAATCAACATCGGTCAGGATACCCAAAGACCAGTACGCTGCGCTGCGTGAGATAGCTAAGCGGCGCGGGATGCTTATCTCAGCCTTGCTGGGCAGGGTGCTTGACCGCTACATCGCGGAAGCCAACGGAGGCAAATCGTGAGTTGGAAACGCATCGACAGCAAGACAGTGTGGGTGGAAGCTGGGACGCCACTGCCATTCTTTTGCCCTGTTTGCGGCAAGCTGTCAGAGCCTTCCGAGCAGGAAGTCATCACTTGCGATTTTTGCGACTTCACTGGAAGCGACGAAGATTTCAAAGGTGTTGAGTTTTCGCGCACAATAGTGCATTAGGAGCTAAAACCATGATTACTTGGCAAGACGAACTGAACCATGAATGGCACAGCCCAGAAGAGGTAGACGACATGATAGACAGGGCCGATGACGCCAAATTGCTTCCGCGTGAATGCCTAATGGACGGCAGTGATTGCGGGTCGAGCCTATGCCCGCCAGTGCAAGACAGGCTGGACGCTGCGCTAGAACAGGCCCACACGATTCTATCCTGCGGCTGGCGGGTGGTGCTGCGCGCCGAGCGACACGTGATGGCTGACCTTGGCTGGCCGTGGAGGGTAAGGTTTGAGACTTCGGGCTTTTTGTGGCGGCACGCGCTGGAGCTTTGCAAGGACCGAATCTTAGGAGCCTGACATGAAAAGGCAAAAAGCAGATTTGGAAAAAGCAATAGCTATACTCGACCGATTCATTGAGCATCCTGAGAAGTGGAATCATCCGGTGAATCTGTGGGGACAGCCTGACATTGAGGGCCAGGGCAAAAGGTGCGGAGTATCGGGAATGATTTCGCCCGAACTGATTCAGGCCGCTATTGAAGAGCGCGAGCGCCTCACTGTGCTACTAAGCAGAAAAGGCGACCAATGACCACTCCCGCCCAACTATACGAGGAACTAGCCAATATAGCCATGTCCGTCATCAAGCCGCCCTACTTTGCCGAGCGGCCAGTGACACGCGAAGAGATGACGGAGATAACCTACAGGATTTTGCGGTTCGCGGAGAAATTCGAGGAGGAACAATGCAAGTCATCGAAGAACGCTGGATAAAGCTGCAAGGTCTTTCGCTCAAGGTTGGCGCTCATTCGCCAGATTCTACTTTTTGCGTGATGGAAGCTGTAGCGTTTGTTGCTGGCGAGCCGTGGACGGATTCACCTGTTTGCGCTTGCCCGGTAATCTCGGCGTTCCTGCGCAACTGGAATGATTGCTTGCCCAACGACACGGAGCGCGACCGCTTACTTAAACCCCTTATCCCGCGCTTAGTAAACACGCGCAATAAATCGCTGGAGCAAAAGCGGTCACTGATGGCCGCTGATTGGCTAGTTCGCGTTCATACACCCGCTTGGCTTCGCCTCGCTGGACTGGTGAAGCAAGCTGAATCGCTGGAACAGTTACCCGAAATTATCAGCATGGCGCAGATTCCTTCCATCGAAGGCCCGATAGAAGCGGTCAGACAGGCTGCCAGGGCCGCTGCCAGGGCCGCTGCCGGGGCCGCTGCCGGGGCTAAGTTGGCTCCTACCGTCGCCAAGCTGCAAAAATCAGCCCTTGCGCTCGTGGAGCGCATGATAGGAGCAAGCTAATGAACGAACCACAAGTCAACAAGCCTAATGGCGCAGAGCCAGTGCCGGAAACGCCCAAGGCCAAGAACCTTGTACAGAAACTGTGCGAAGTCATGGCCACTATCGGCTATATCGCTAAGAAAGGTGAGAACAAATTTCATGGCTACAAGTATGCGAAAGAATCGGACATCGTCGATGCTATTCGTGGGGAGCTTGCACAAAGGAACCTATTTATCTTCCCGAGTGTTGTATCTCACGCGCGAACAAGCGAAATCACTGACATCATGGTTCGATGGACTTTCGTTGACGGGGACTCCGGGGAAACGAGGGATTGCGACATACCTGGCAGTGGTCACGATAAGAGTGATAAAGGCGTCTACAAAGCCTTAACCGGGAGCGAGAAATATTTCTTGATGAAAAGCTTCCTAATTCCCACAGGGGATGACCCAGAGGCCGACAGCAAAGATGAGCGCGAGAATGCCCGTAGCGAGGCCAAGAAGGTCGGGGAGGCCAAAGTAGCCAAGCTCAAGGAGAAGATGGGCCAGAGCGCCCCAGAATCGCAGGAACAGCCAGACCCTAAGCCGATAGTGCTCTTTAGCTGCTTTTTGGGCGATAACGTGTACGAGGTCAGCGGGGACGGCTACATCCTCCAAAGCAATTCTGACATCCTGCTCAAGAACGGCAAGAAAGTGAAAGGCGAGTCCGGCAAGGCGGTAGTCCACATGGACGCTCTTGGGCTGGATACGTTCAAGTTTGAGTTTGAAAAGCGCGGGGGATTCCTCAAAGCTCTAAAGCCGGTGACAGCGTGAGCCTACATCACGACAGAGAATCGGCCTTACAGGAAATCAGGAACATGCCTGAGCAATGTTTCAGGGATGGTTTGCTGCTGGACGTACCGAAGCGCCGTCGCAGAGAGCAGGCGCTAGGAACTGGCATGGTGCGCATTCAATGGCCCAAGGAACAGAAGTTACGTTTCGCGCGGCAGTATGACCGCTACGTGCGCATCTTCACCAAAGACATTGGCATAGAGATTTTGTTGCGCAAGCTGGAAGCAGCTACGGATGAGGAGTTGAGCAAAGAAGCAGAGGGCTAGATGCTGAAAGTACCGAAATCACCTGAGCTGAAGGCTGAACGCGGCTACAGCGACCCGAAGTCCTTTGTGCGCGACGATGGCTCAGAAGTGCTCTATGGCAATGATTGGAAGAAGCGCGTGGATGTGGAACTTTTCTTGCGGTGCGGCGGCAGGTGTGAGCATCAGCAATACTGGACCGGGCGATGCACAAGCGATGCCGACGACCCGCACCACATAATCCCGCGCAGCAAGGGGCGCGATGACCGGCTAGAGAACTTACAAGCTTTGTGCCGCTATCACCATAACTTGCTGGACTCGCGCAAGGTGAAATGGAGCAAACATGCCTGAAATATTGCAAATGGATAGCGAGCATTTGAAGAACCTGATAGACCGCTACATCATCATTTTGGATGGGCTGGAGTCGTGGAATGATAATTGTCCGTGTGGCTGCCAAGGATGCCAGGATTTGATGGCAGCAATCGACAGAGCGCGAATTATACAACTCTCTGATTTGAGCGAGGCCTAGCATGATGACCTGGAGCGGGCAAGGCTTGAAGCGCCGAGAGCTGGTGCGCTATGCGCCAAGCTGGTGGGATTGGAAAGGTTTCCTCTTTGGCGCTGCGCTAGGCGTGGTAGGTTCATGGGCCTTCGAGCATTTTATTTTGCATTGGTAGCGCCCAGCGGCAAGGAAAGAGGGGGCTGATTGAGCCATGAGCGACGTGCTGATGTATCTGGGGGAGTTCTGAACGAATTATTCGCTTGACAAGCTCAACGCTAATTTCGTAATATGCGCGGCAGGAGGTTCCCATGAAGAACCAAGCAGTTCTAGTGACAACGATTCACAAGGGAGTTTTCTTCGGTTATGCCAGCGAAGGCGTAAAGGCCAAGTCCATCACTATCACCAATGCCCGTAATTGCGTGTATTGGTCTGCTGATGTGAAAGGCTTTCTGGGCCTTGCTGCAAATGGCCCGACAAGCACTTGCCGCATCGGTCCCAAGGTTCCCGAACTCACGCTTACAGATGTGACCTCAGTATCGAAGGTCACGCCAGAAGCTACTGAGAAGTGGGAGAAGAGTCCGTGGGCGCTCTGAAATATGGCAAGTTGCCTAGCTCCGGCTACGGCTCCGGCTACGGCTCCGGCTACGGCTCCGGCTCCGGCTACGGCTCCGGCTCCGGCGACGGCTCCGGCAACGGCTACGGCTACGGCTACGGCTACGGCTCCGGCAACGGCTCCGGCTCCGGCTACGGCTCCGGCGACGGCTCCGGCTACGGCTCCGGCGACGGCTCCGGCTACGGCTCCGGCTACGGCTACGGCTACGGCTACGGCTTGAAAGAAGCCAC